TACCCTCCTGGCCTTTGCCGAGTCCTGCCGCAGCATCGCCGACCGTACGTAGCAGAGAGAGTGCCGTCTTCGCATCAAAGCCAAATGCAAGCAATTTCTTCCCTGCATCTGCAACGCCCGGAAGGTCAAATGGGGTTTCTGCCGCAATTTTTTTCAAGTCATTGAGATACTGCGTGGCCAACTGCGAATTACCCAGGAATACTTCAAATGCGGCCTGGTTATCTTCCATATTTGCATTGTATTTGATTGCCGCGCCTACCGTACTGTCGAGAACTGACTTCACCATATGCAGGGCTCCAAAGACACCGGCCGAAATCACAGTCAAATTTGCAAGCTTGGAACCAAATCCCTGTATAGAAGTTTCTGCACTGCTGGAAGATTGCTTTGCCGCTCCAATAACGCCAATAACCTCCTGCATCTTCTCAACAAATTTTGCGTTTTCCGCTGTAATATGTACCTCTATGGTATTATCTGCCAAGTTTTTCACCTCTCTATGTTATAATCAAATTGCAAAAGATACAAAGGATGTGATTCATATTGGACGAGGCTGAAATGGCGGTTTTAAAACTCCTACAAAAAGGCAACTGTCTGCAACTTGTAATACCCTTCTCTTTTATTTCCAAAAATTGCATAGAATCACAACAAGTCCTTAAATCGCTTGAAACACAAGGATATATTAAAATCAAGCGTTGGGCTATCGGTGGTGCCATTTGCCAGTTAACAGCAACTGGCAAATCTCTTTACATCGATTAAAGTGTTTCTGCAGTTCCCACCAAATAACAGGTGCTGACCTTTTTATTGCTTCCCAGCATGAAGGATACGCATCTGTTATTTTTATGCCATCACATTCTTCATCAAAACGTAATACTTCGTTAATACCTTTTCTCCAGCTATAACGGAAAAATATCACATGCTCTTTCCCTTCTTTCGTTACAAAATTTATGTGCTTGACAGAATAATCGAAAGGAAACATCACCCCTGTATCCTCCTACTTTCTCAAAACAATTCATCTTTTTCCAATTGCCTTGCAATCCATTTTGGTAAAAACATCCGTGCCATCACAATGCCTCCTATTTTATCCCTCGCAATTCCCTGAGCATCGGCTTCAAATCATCAAAACCACCAAATGCCCCGCCTATGCCCGCAACGACATCCTCGATAAAATCTGCCCGGGATGCATATTCTTCCGCCTGGACTTTCTCAAAAAGTAACCTGATTTCCGGCAGACTGTATTCCGTCAAAATTTGCTGCTTCGTATGACCATAGGAAACTAATTTTTGTATAACCTCATACGGCGTTACTTCTTTGGTTTCTCTTTCGGTGTCTCTATCTTCATCAGCATCGGCTCCAGCCGCTTGGTAAAAAAAGCCTTGTTCACCTCATATACAGTGCGGCCCAGTGTCAATGCATCATCTGCTAAGAGATCTGCCACAAAATCCTTGTCTCTGCCTGCAGCCACGGCCATCATTTCCGTAAGTCCGTCAATCAGTTCCTCCGCATTCTCCAGTTCACATACAAAACCAGAAAGCTTTACAAATTGATTTACGAGGTTTTCCTTTTTTGTATCCTTCAGCAGCTTTCCCAACGCTTCATAATTTGCAAACAATCCATTCAATACGACCGATAACGGCCTCGCCATTTTGATGGTATTGGCCCAACTGTAAGGCTTCACAGTGATTTTTTCACCAGCAATCGTGATTTCCTGCCCCACGGATGCGGTCAAAACTTCCATTTCATTTACTGCCATAAAAGCACCTCCAAAATATAAAAAATCAGGCCGCTCCCCAAAAAGCGGCCGGCCACCATTTTATGCATTCACCATCTTAAAGAACGGTTCATCCGGATGATTGATCCGGTCGGCCAGAACGGTCATTTCCAGCGTGAAACTTCCCCAGTCATCGCCAATCAGCCCGATATCGCCGCTCGGCGTAATCGATACGTGCCAGACTTCAACCGTATACGCACGCCCCATAGATGGGGCCCCAATAAAGAGCAAATCCCCTTCAATGGCACGCACAGCGCCACCCATGACCTTCGGATATTTACCCTCCGGCACATTGTAGCTTACTCTGACTTTACTTCCATCCACGATGCCTGAAGTATCCGGAATCGGAATAACACCGGCACGCAGCTGCGTTTTATCCAGGATAAAATCTGTACCAGCAACATAATTCCCACCGGCTGCCGTAACCTGAATCTCATAGATTTCACCAGCGACCAAATCCTGTCCGCTGGATCCTGGTGCAAACAATACTGTAACACCCTCATCCAAGGTTTGTGCCGTACCCGTGACTTTTACAGCTGCACCCGGCACAGCACCAATCCCTTTCTGCCAAGTGAATTCCGCATCTGTGAGCGTACCAGGAACAGCATTCGCCTTTGTAATCTTGATATAATACGCACCATTGGTAGTTCCAGTATAATTACCGCCAGAAGTCAGCTTTGCCGTTCCCGGACTCCCCACAGCTGCATAGGAACTAGCTGCCCCGATAGATGCGGGAGCTACTGCAAGTGCTGCGATGGTTACATCCGTAATGTTCCGGTAGGGAATGGCGATGGGCGAACCTAAATGCGCTGTATATACCTCATTCGTAACGATCTTAGCGTCTTGGATTTCTACACCTTCCTCGCCAAATACTGCCAGTGCCAGATTATAAGGCGTTATTTCATTGACTTCCAAGCTGGCCTTATACAGCATCGACTTGACTGCTTCACCATAAAGTTCCTTTTCGCCGTCCATCGAACTAAATTTCTGTATTTTTTCTATCGTCGGCGTAAGATTGAACTTAGGTACATTCCCTAAATGCCTGCGAATCAGCGGATTTCCTGCATAATCCCAGCGACGGAAATAGGTTTTGCCCGCACCAAGCAGCAGGTTCTTTGCCGATGGCATGTAAATATCTGTCATATACTATTCCTCCATTCAATATTGAGCACGATACGTGCTCCAACGCTCGGACGGTATAAATCCCCATCCGAAGTAACTTCCTTAATCGTAAGTTTTGTGGCTATGCCAAGCTCCGCAAGGATTTGTTCAGGCCATTCCATGAGAACGACAAACACTTTCTGCTGCATTGCATCCTGCAATTCGTAGGCATCTGCCGGGTCACTGCTGCTGCTTTTGAGCCAGATATCTGCCCATAGGTCTATATTGCCGCGTGGCTGCGTAAATGAAATTTCCTGTTCTCCATCATAGGTAATTTCAATACAGGGATAGCTCTTCGCAGTTCCTTTGGTTCCTGTGTAAATAGCCACACCTTCAAAAATATTTTTGCCAGCCTCATCCTGCTGCGCATTCAAAAAGGCCGCCAGACTTTTTGCCAGCGGCCACCAGTAAGTGATTCTTTTCATGTTCAGCACCTATAAATTGGGACACTGCCCGGAAAGGTACGGCGCTTGACCGAATCGGTCCCCTCCAGCATATCGGCTGTAATCTGTCCTTCCAGCTCAGACACCTCTCGGGCATACACCCGACGTTTGAGTTCATAAGCATCTGCGCCCTCGGTAGTACCGTTTGAATTCATCATGGATTTCTTTTTTGCGGTCTCCATAAGGGCATAGTCTTCGGCGAGTTCGGATACCTTAAAAGGTACCGGGTCCACAATATCCCGCACTTCTACACCAAGGCCATAGGCCAGGTCTTCAATATAGCGTGAGGATTTTTCGATGGCCTCCGGCGTAAGACTATCTTTCAGAAGTTCATCATCAACACTACCAACATCAAAATATACACGGCTCACTTCAATCCCGCCTTTCTCTGCGCCTCATCCACATGCCGGCCAAATATCGCATTGATTTCCCCGCGGCTGCGCTCTGCTGCCTGATACAAAAATTCATCCGGTTTGGTCCCCGGATGATGAACATGCTTCGCTAAAGCAAACTCGCTGCCAGCACGGTATTTCCCATTCCGCATATTCTGGTAAGTTCCAGGACCCAGCGCTTGCTTTCCACCGACTGCGGTTACCCAACGCAAGCATTTCTTATTTTTAGGGAAAATATCATGCGCTTTCGTTCCTTTATGCACCCAATGGCCATACGGTGCAATTATCGGATTGATACCGATAATCCCCTCACACTTAGCAGCATCCACCGTATAATCAATGGCCTTCTCCAGCATACCTGTCCTAGACCGGAACCTATGCTTTGCCCTGGACGCCGACTGCACAAGGCGGCAGGACTCTAAAAGAGCCCTGCGCATCTCTTCTGCTGTAGTCTTAGGCGATGCCTGAAAAGCGTTGAATACGGCCTCGGCATCCACCTGAAATTTTATATCCATAGCGCATCACACGTTAGCAATAAATACGGAATCAATCGCCTCAAATGACGGCAGCATAATGGCGGATACGATTGTGCTGGTATTGACCGGATCCGGCTCCTTGATTGTCTTGACCGCCACGCCTGTATTTACAATACTTACCTGCGCATTCGTTCCTCCGGACATAAGGTCTGCTTCCTCCGGCGTCGTACCATAATAGGTGTTACCAAGATTACCGTCCGGAATCAGCGAGAATGTATCATCCGGGAAGAAATTCTCCGCAGCGCTATGCTGTGTCGGCAGGTATTTTTTGTTATAGACTGAAACCTGCAGGTTCAATTTATCCAAAACATACGCCTTGAGCATCGCATCGGTCAGAATAACATTCTGTCCACCAACCGGATTCATGTCAAGCCGGATGGTCTCGTTGCGTAAAAGGTTCTTCCAAGTCTTACGCGTGCAAATAGCCTTTGCCGGGCGATTGCCAGTATCATCCTCGATTGTGTCCTGCCATGTCGTAATCTGCTCAACGACGTCCGCCTTCGTATTCGACCAGCGGTCGGTACCCGTGAGTCTGGACTTATGCTTGTTGCTGAATTTGTAGTTGTAATTATATCCATTGCCATCGTCGCCCACAATCTGGATACCGCCCTTTGACAAAAGCTGCATCCGCATGCGTTCCGCGACAACATCCGCACCATCAATGAGATTCTGCGCATCGTTATATATTTTCTGGATGATTGGTTCCACAATTGAACGATTTGCGCCACCAAGGACCTTCAGCAGTTCCTGGCGTTCTTTCTCACCGATACGGAAACCCTCACGGAAAAACGGCATCTCGGTTTCGATTTTCTCTACACCGATACGGTCTCTGAGCGGTGCTTTCGCATCAAACGCAGCCGGTGCCAGAGATACTGGCAGGCCGTTGTGGCCCTTAATCCAAGATAAATCCAAACCAACCTGCTTCTGATTTGGAAAAAGCAGGCTTCCCAACGTTGGGATTTTATTGCTTGGATTCTCAATGTAATATGTCGCAATCAATGCGGCAGAGACTAAGTCAAAAATATTTTTTGGCATTTATATCATCCTCTCCTTAACCTATGAAAACGATCTGCCGCAGTGCAGCAATATCTGCAGCAGAGGGCTTATCCGGCATTTTATTGATATCAATGAAACCATGAATAATCATTGCACCCAGCGCCGGGCCATAGGTAACATCGATATCATTCATGAGCACACCTTCCGCGGTACCAGCCGTACCATCCGCGCCGCCTGCCAGTGCGGTTGCTGTCATGGCATTGACCACGCCAGTATCCAGCTTGCCGCTCGGTACCGCATCCACCAATGCCACAGCAGGCGCATTATCTAAGATTGCCGCAATGATATCGCCGGCTGTGGTCGTAATAGCTTTGCTCTCATCTGTTGCCAGATTTATGGTAATCACCGTACCGGCTACCGTTACAGCGAGCGCTACATTGGCAGCTGCCGGATCCAAGTAAGCAATCTTAATGGCATTGCCGGCAACACCCGCTGCATGAGCCGTGTAACTGATATTGCTGTTCTTCGCAGTGCAGGCAGTCACAAGAGTTGCCTTCGCTTCACCCGCACGCACATTCGCTACCGGATTCCCGGGATTCTGCAGTACCCCATTCCCTCCAACGATGGTTCCCATGGGTACAATCTTATTGCCATCGCTGTCTTCTGCTACCCCATCATCCGTGACCGTAACCGTCATGGCCACATAATGGTCCGGAAATTTTAAAATCTGCTTCGTCCCAAGATAATTTGTTGTCGTAAATTTCATCTGAATTTCCTCCTATCTATCAATTAAAATAAGTATCGAGAGCCTTAGCAGCACCCTCCGTAGGTGCATTATTATGCGCCAGTCCTTTTGCAAAAGTCACATCTGGATCCTCTTTCCCAGAAGAATTTACCCGTCCACCTGCGCCAAGACTGCCAGCTCCGGTATTCTGTGTATCCTTCGCGAGCTTCGGATGGGCTTCAAGGAACGATTTCACATAACCGTCAACCTCTGGCGTCTTGTCATCGTTAAAGACAATGGACTCGTCATCCTCGTTCACCGTCATTTTTCCGATGAGCATATCCAAAATGAAATTTGGATCGTCCGCATTATTTTTTACCAGGGCTTCCATGAGCGCCGTGCGCTTCATGCCATCGTAGCGCTTGCCGCGTTCCTCACTGAGCTGAGATTTATACGATGCATCCTGCTCGGACATTTTCTTTTCAAGCTTGGCAATGCGTTTCGTAAGCGCTGGATCCGCCGACTTACTCTTGAGAGCCGTTTGGATTGCCTCATCCAGGTCACCATCATCCGCATCCGAATCTACCCCGATAGCCTCCAGGACCTTCTCAGCACGTTCCTGCGCAGCCGTAAGCTTTGTATCCGACTCCTTAAGTGTATCCTTGGCCTTTTTGGCATCTGTCTTAGCCTTCGTAAGCGCATTCCGATTCTCCGTATCGATTTTCTTCAATGCCTCGACCGCAGCAGCGCCATTCTCTGCTTTTGCAAGGATGGCTAATATTTCTTCCCATGTCAAAATTCATCATCTCCTAAAAATGAGTATAAAAATAGACCGCATCTCTGCGGCCCTCCGGAAAATCCCGTATCCTATGCATCTGTGTTCACCTCCACCCATCACTACGATATCTGCACAAAGTTTCAACCAATAACGCAATGGATTTTACTGTTTCTGGATCATAACCATTTTGTAGAATATCGTCACATAGAGCATTCGCTATTTTTTCTATTTTCTCTTCAAACGTAGCTTCAGGCATTATCACACCTCCAAATCTAAAAATGGGCATAAGAAAAGCACTCACGATTACTCGCAAGTGCTTTACCAAAAGAATCATTCTTTGGCAGGCGTGGCGTACCCCTGCATTTCTCGGGTTTCCCCTGTCTAACCATCGGCGTGTGGATGCCACGAAATTGTCCACCTCAAAGAATTATTCATCTATACTTATGCTGTTTTCTTGGATGGTTGTCCACCATCATCACGCCAATCAATAGACTTTATATCTTTACTGTGCACATATGGGCAACTAAAAAAGTCGATGCCCGGAATTTCAATCAGATATACGGCTTCGTCATCCTTACGCTGTATATCAATAACCGTGCCTTGTCGACCGTCATTTAAAGTCACAACATCCAATTCTTTAATATCCATTACGAGCACCTCCTTTACTCATCTACATAAATTGAAGTCAACTTTGGAAAATCCGTACCATTGTCAATCTGCCAAGCGACCTTGACACGAGCGGTTCTTCCACTAGGACCTGTCAAATCTATTTTTCCACTATACTGAACACCATATTTCCCTTTTCGTGAAATACATTCCATCTGCGGAAGATGCTCCCGAATCGCAGAAATAAGCTTCTCTCCATTGCTTTTATTATAACCTAATACATTGTCAAAAACAACGGCTTTATTACGTCCTACAGGATGATCCATGTTTAAAGCATAATTGAATATCTTTGCATCTGGAATGATTGCTTTCTCGTAATTTGGTAAAGGTTTTTGAGCAATCAGCTTCAACTGGAAATCCTCTTTTTTCAGCCGTACAGCAGGCTGCTCCCCAAAGCCTTCAAAACCACGCAACAGCTTTTGCCAGTCGCCGCCTACTCTATACTCCTGTGCGCCCTTTATGCCGAATAAATCCTGCTGCTGGGATGCCGTAACACTATCGATATAGTCACGTGCCCCTTCAGGCTTGAAAGTCTGGTCTTTATCGACTTCCCAATGATACACAGCCTGCAGCATACACATGCAGTGCGGATGCCGTGGCAGGCTTGGCTGCTTGCCTTTGGGGTAGATGCCTTTGCCATAGCCCATATTTGCATTGGCCAGCACATCGCACTGGTCATAGGGACACAAATAATGACGGCTGGAGAGGCAATACTTATAACCCCAGATGTCTTCATCATCCTCTGTTTTCGCCATATATCCCTCATACCAGGCCCGCGCAGCTTCTGTACGCGCAATACGCTCCGCATGGTAGCGGGATTTTTCCTCCATGGCCACATGCACGGCTTTATCGATAGCTTTTGGTTCAAACAGCTTCGCCGCCTGTATCAGGTTCTTATATGCTGCCTTCAAAGCAGGCGTATCGACACTCCCGATAAGCTTTTCTGCCTGTGCTGCAGCATCAAGCACCGGCTGCACCATTTCCTGCTCGCCATTGGATGCCCAACGTGCATAGGTAACCACTTTGTCCAGATATCTAGGCAACTCCGCCTGACGGATAACCGTCTTGCCACTGTTATACCCATCGTAGAGATCCATCGCTATATCTTTGACGGATTTTGTCATGGTCATGGCACTCTGGATTGTATCGATGATTGTGCGACGCATAGCTGCGTCTGTACCATGCAACCGCTTAGACAAAGGCATTTTGTCCGGCGTCCAGGATTCACTCAGGAGTTTCCCTTTTATACCCTCCATATTTGCCACCATCTTCGGCAGCACGCCATACCCGGCACAAGCGGCCAAACATACAACATCTATGACAGCCTGCCGATTGGCAGTAAAAAAAGGCGTTTCCGACAATGCATCGGATACCGCCTCATAGACCCGTTGGCCATTATGGACTTTTTCCAGTATTTTATCGATGACCGGTTCAATATTCTCCCGATATTCCTTACGGTATTGCCGGATAACCTCCCGGACGGCCTCGCGGTCGATATCGTCCATCAGGTGTCACCCTCCTCGGAGGACTGCTGCGCTGCAATGGCCGGCTGCGCATCGATATCCTTAAGCATGTCATTGAGCTGGCTGTCATCGTAACCATGGAACAGCGACCGCGCAGCCTGTTTCCTGACTTCTGTGTCAAACTTGCCGCCCGTCTGCAATGACAGGGCCTTCGTCGCCTTATCGAGTTCGGCCGATGTATCAACCGGCCCATACTCCTTATTGTACTTCACGGTAAAAGCAAGGTCTGCACCGATATACAGCCCAAACAGTTCGGCAATTCGTGCCTCAAATTCCTCAAGGTTGTTCGCAAAATCCGCAATGGTCTGATTGCCCGTATTGTTGTCCCATTCCTTGGCCAGGCCGCTGTTCTGGGTTTGTACCCCGGTCACATTGGCCCGTTCGGCCATACGATAGATTTCCTGCACAATATTTGCAATCTCATTGAGCAGCACATCCGACGGCGTGCTTGCCGGATCAATATAGCCAGGCTGCCCCGCCCCACCGCGATAGAGTAACATATTCGAGGAGCCGGCTGTTACCTCAGATGCCACCTCATAATCGTCACCCTCCCCAATCGGATAGGCAAGGATGCTAAATGCCTGGTTACGGTTACGCTCCCGAAGCTCACTGCAGGCATTGAAAATCGCCAGATTACAACGTGCGATCTGATAATACGCGGACTGCGGGAACAGCGTACTCGCCGCATAATCGGAAACAATGCTGTCTGAAATATCGTCATTGTCCTGCAATGCTCCGTAAAGCGGTACCACTGGAATCTTATGGATGGTATTCTCACCTTCGCTGTGTCCGTCCTGGTTATCGCAGGCCCATGCATCAGCTGTCCAGGTCCAGGCATCCGTACGTGTTACCTTATTGCCGTTTACAATATCCGTATAGGTCAATTTGTAGCTGATTTTGGATAAATTGCCAAACCGGTCAACCGCCCAGTCCGTCACCTGCTCCGGCCGTACCAAATACAAATACGGATACCGGCGATTCTTGAGCGCATCCGCCTGGCTTTCACTGCGCTCGGAAAAATTATCCAGTACCGCGAGCACACCACCATAAAGTTTTGCTTTCAGAGCTGCCTGTTTCATCCAGCGATTGATCTTGCTGCCACCGGAATCCACATTCTCCGTAAAAGCCTCAAAAAACTTGTTGGTCGCATATTCGCGGACAGGGGCTTCTTTAAAAATAGGATTCACGAAGCTGTCGACACATGGCCGAACATAGTTGGTATAATAGGCCATAAACCTGCGCCGGTCATATTTTGCCTGTGTTTCCCGCGGATGCGGTACCAGATAATCCCCTGTCTTAAATCCGCCCGTGCCATGGTAGGCATCGCGCAAAAATACCGGATCACTGGGGAAATCAAGCTGCCAGTTTACATAATTCTCGATTGCCTGCCGTTCCCGGCTTACGGCTCGTCTATTCTTCGTTGCCAAATTCTCACCACCTTTCAGACATAATCGGAACGGATACCAAATTTCTCATAACCGCCTTTGAGGTCTGCTACCTCATAGCCATCGAGCCCATACCATATAGCAGAAAACGTATGCGGATCGAGACTGAATTCATCTTCGATAAGCTCCCCATCTTTATTCAGGGCAAACGTAAGCTCCTGCAGCTCCTCAATCGTATGGACACACCGATTTGAACAAATGATTTTCTTGAAACGTTTCACTTTTTTCGTATTCTGCAAACGGCTGCCCTGAAATTTCTTGGCACCGACCATACGGAATCCCTGCTGGTTATAGTACTTTATAGTCTTCGGTTCCGCCGAATCTGACCGGATAAGTTCCCGGCTTTCCGCGAATTCCTCCAAGTCTACGGCTGTAGCATCATCGGTCATATGATTTTTATAATATTCCCAGTAAATATAGAGATATTTACGTTCATCATCGATGGCCATACGCAAAACGGCATTGTAGGAATCCTCAAAACCAAAGTCCATGCCCACACGCCGGAACCTTTTCGGTATATCCTCCACAGCGCGCATGACACGCGCATGCGGCATAACTTTGAACTGCGGCAGCACCAAAGTACCATTGATGCCAAACCTTCCCAGTCGGGCAATCCGGTACAAATCCGGATCATACGCTTT